ATACGAAGATGCTTTAAGTAAAGGTGAAGTAGACTTTACTGGTCGTGGTACTTTCCTTACTCGTGTTCCAGGCCGTGCCGTAGGTGATATGGTTACTGGTATAGTAGACCTTGTTGATATGGTAACCCCTGGAGATTTGTCTGGTGCTATGGCTAGTTTTATGGACAATGCTCCTATTCCTGATTCAGCTAAAGAAATTATTAATGAACTTTTTGACCCATACCACGGTGATGAAACAGGTGGAATGATTGAAAAGGGAGCAGCTTTTCTAGGTTCTTTAGCAGTCCCCTCTACTGCTCTTATTAAAGGGCTTAACTTAGCTAACAAAGGGGCTAAGTTAGCAAGCCCTGCTGCTCGTGCCTCAATTAGACAAGCAGCTAAGAAAATAGATAAAGATAAAAGAAGACAGTTTCTTGAAGATGAGTATGAGAAAGCAATTAGACTAAAACAACTAGCACAGACAGGCGCACAGGGTGCTGTGTATGCTGGTGTAGGAACAGTGGTAGAAGACCCAGAGCAAGGACTTGCTAATACTCTTGTTGAATTATTTCCAGAATCTGAAAAATACCTTGAACGTCTTGTTGTTAATCCAGATGATTCAGAAGCAGAAAACTTTATTAAAAGACTTATGACTAATATGGGATTCTCTGCCGCCCTATCTCCTTTGTATTTAGCACATGCTTTTAAAAAACCTATTCTTACCACAGCAGCAATACCATTCCAACCTATAGGCAAAGCTATGTCATCTGTTGCCCAAGCAACAGGACTTGATAAGCTTTCTTTACCTGCTACCTTTTCTTCTCGTATGGGTACAGACGATGTTGCAGTTGCCTTAACAGTAGAGAAAGAAGCAGCAGTGGATGCTACATATAAAGTTGCACAAGCTACTGTACAAAAATATAACAATGATATTTTAAACTATGCTAAAGAACAAGCAGAAATAACAGGTAGAAATTTTTCTGAAATAGAAGAAGAGTTAAAAGGACGTATTAGTGCCTTTATGAATAAAGGTGAAGAACTTAAAGATTTAGAATTTGATAAATTTATAACTAGATATGGAGAAGAGTTAGCATCTAAATACGAATCAGAATATCTTGCTAAATTTAAACAACCAGACCCTTCTCTTGGCTTTACAAAAGGACAGAAAATTAAAGCACCTCCTGCTACAGCAAAAGGCAAACAACAAAAAGGAACTATTCTTTCTGTTGACGGAGACACAGCTGTTGTGTCTGTTAAAAGATATGATGGCAAAAGAATAAAAAGAACAGTAAAGATAGATGACTTAGAACTAGACATAAAGGATGAAATTATTAAAGATGCTAGGCAATTTGCTTCTCAAAAAGTAGATGAAGATGCTATGAAATTTGCTGGTAATAAAGCACGTAATTTTATTAAAACAAATATATCTCAACTACCTAAAGATGTTCAAGAAACAGTTAAGATGATGAGGAAAGATATGGACAACATGTCTACCGAACTTAACAAAGCATCTAAAGGAAAGTTTAGCGCAACTGTAGGTAATAACTTAGGTGTATATTTAACAAGACAATATAGTGTATTTGATGACCCTGTTTATAGAAAGCAAATACTTAATAAATATAAAAAATTTAAAAAAGATGGCACTGATGAAAATGGTGTATTTGCTACTGCTTTAAATGAAATTAAAAAAATGGGAACTGAAGAGTATCCCATAGATGATAGTAATGCTATTAAGTATTTAGATGAGATGCTTAAAAGTACAAGTTCTGCAGAAGCAAACAGTATATTTGAAACTTTTATTGCGCACTCCACAAAAACAGGCAGTGCAAAAAGCGGTTTAGCTAGAAAAAAACTTCCAGAAGGTTTATCAGTTCTATACAAACCTATGACTAATTTTGAAAATAGATATGTTGGAACAATGGCTAACCTATCAAAAGCTACAGCTACTACAAGATACCTTTCTGAACTTGCAGACCATATGATAGAAACTGGTGTAGCTGTTCGTGAACCTGGTTTAGCAAATATTAATAATACACTAGGAACTATAGGTAAATCAGAAATAGCTAAAGTATTAGGAACTTCAGAAGATATTTTTAATCCTATTCAAGGATTATATACAGATAACCAAAACTATATTAATCTACTTAAAGAAGGTATTAACTCTGTTAAACCTACGAGCGGTATTATGAAAGCTTTCTTAGCAGGTAAAGGTTTGTCTCAGTCTATGAAAACTATCTTTAGTCCTATTACATGGGGACGTAACGTAGCAGGTAACATCTTCTTTATGTTAGCAAATGGTATGGGACTTAGTAGACTTGGAGAAGGATTTAGAAGTGCTAAAACAAATTTCTTAAATAAAAATTCAAGAGAGCAGGCAGAAAGATATGCTTTATATGTTAGGCTTGGTCTTGTTAACTCTGGTCTGAATGTAAATCAGATTAGAAGAAACATGACAGAAGCTGTTAAAGACACAGACAATTGGATTGCTAACCTATATGATAAAGGGGCTAACCTTTCTTTTAATAAAAAGATGGTAGACTTTTATCAGGCACAAGATGACATGTTTAAGATTGCTCATTTTGAAGAAACATTAGCAAAACTAAAAAGAAGTAAAGCTTTTAAAGGAAAATCAGAAGAAGAAATTATTAGAGAGGCAGCACAAAGAACAAGAGATTTATTACCTAATTATAAACTTGTTCCTAAAGCTGTAAAAAATCTTGGTGGTAGTGTAGTAGGTGACTTTGTGTCTTTCCCTGCAGAAGTTTTACGTGTGTCTAAAAACTTAGCTAAGTATACATATAAAGATTTAGTTAGTGGTGACCCTGCACTACAAGCTATGGCTGCTAAGAGACTGGCAGGTATGACTGCTGTAGGAATTGGTGGCGATATGTTGTCTGACTTCTCAAGAAATATGTCAGGTATTACTGACGAGCAAGAAGCAGCTATTAATAATCGGGTTCCTAGTTGGGAATATAATCAGGACAGAATTTATTTGTCTGGTTTAAAGAAAGATAGAAATAACCACACTGTTACAGACTACTTTAATCTTGGTCCTATCGACCCGTTTGCTTATATTAAAACAATGTCTAAAGGGGTACACGCTGCTATTCTTGCAGGTATGGATGAGAATACTGCTAATCAACATTGGGACAAAATAGCTGCTAAAACTTTTCTTTCTTCAGTAGAACCATTCTTAGCACCATCTATGATTACTGAAACAATTATGGACACAGTAGGAAAAGTTAAAGAAGATGGTGTTTCATATGAAACTGCTTTAGAGCCTGCTGTAGAATTGTTTACTCCTGGTTTTTGGAATCAATGGCAAAAAGTTACGGCATACGGAAATTCTAAAAAGAAACAGGATGTGTATGCACAAGACCCATATAAGAAAGGGTATGCTACATATTATGATGGAGAGGTAGATGTGCCTGCGGCTTTGGGATTAAAAAGACAAAGACTAGATTTAACTGCTGGTGTTCCTTTTGCACTTGACCCAATTATAAATGAAATAAAGGGTCTGCCTACCGAGATGACACGTAAGATAAGTGACCCTTCAATAACAGACCCTAACGAAGTGTATGATACGTATAAAAGTTTACAAAAGAAAAAGCTAAATAATATGGAACAACTAAGATTTATGATGAAAGATTATAAAGCTTTGTTTGGTGACAATTATTTAACCGAGGTAGGATATGGACTATCAAGAATGGGGAGTAAAGACATAGACTCTGTTGCCAGAACACTTATACAACAAGCAGAAGGTAATGTATTTGAACCATTCACATATACTCTTACACCACAGATTATGGAATTATCAAGAACACCTATACCTTATGATGAAATAAATAATTTAACAAATCAATTAATGGGTACAGCAATAGTAGAGGACGAAGAAGAAGATTAATGGAATATGATAAGGAAAAATTAGTTGACCAACTTATTAAACATGAAGGAATGGAACTTAAAGTTTACAAGGATAGCCTTGGTATTGAAACGATTGGCATTGGGCGTAACCTCGTTGACCGTGGTGTTACCGAAGAAGAAGCACGTTA